AGCAAATGCTTGAACTCGTCTGCCCCCGGACCAGTAACGGTAGCGGTTCTTTCCAAACTCCCCGTATCCCCCGTGCCCTCGCTTCTTGCCCTTAACCCTCCCAGTCTGGAGGTCGCGCCTCCCGCACCAGTGCCTCCCTCGCCAGTGCCTCCCTCGCCAGTGCCTCCCTCGCCAGTGCCTCCCACACCAGTGCCTCCCACACCAGTGCCAAAACTTCCGGTCTCCCTAAACGACTTCGCCTGTGCCTTTTTTGCGTCGATCTGCGTCTGCAAGAAGACCTTGAGTTCCTGCACCTTGGTGTAGTTGATCTCCTCAGTTGTCAGGTCGTCCCAATAGAGACCTAGAATTCGTTTTGCCTCGTTCTCGGTAAACTGCGCACCCAGTGTTTCACGGAGAGTGCCAATGATTGACTTGTAAACTCTCTCCTTTGCCGCCCGGGTTTGCTTTGCCTTTTCCCCGGCAAAAATTGCACCTACGATTCGGTTTTGAGCAAGTCCCTCCATCTTGCCCGTCTTAATCATACCCCCGGATTTCTTCACACGATCCTCATGCTTGGGAACGCTGGGATCACCAAACATATCGAGCACGTTCTCCAGGTCATCGACATGGAGTTGCGCTTTCTTGTCCCCCCCGGCAAACCACTTCGCCATCCCTTTTGCGGATTCTCTTTCTAGTGCCTCTTCTGCTACAGTTTGTTTCCTTCCTGCCCCCACCAACTTTGCTAGTGCCTCCGTTTTCGCCGCTTCAGCAAGATCCTCGGCAACATCTGCCTTTCTCTCCTCTACTGTTGTCTTCCGTTCGCCCAGTGTGTACTCTAACGCCCGGTATCCTGCGTCCAAATTGCGTGCCGCTTGCAGAGCACCCCGTTCCAGTGTGGCAACATCCTCCGCACCCTTCCGGGTGAGTGCTCCAACGATTGGAGTCATATATTTAACTGCTCCCAGCTTCTCACTCTGCCGCACTTCGGGATTGTCAAAGAACTCGATCAGGGGAAGCATTTGCTTCCCGATGTCCGATGCTTCCCCATGCATATCGAGCATCGCTTTCGCGAATTTGCGACCCCCGGCAATCTCTCCCTTTGCTTCCTTCCCTTTTCTGATGCCAGTGGCAAGCGACTGCATTCCCCCGGCAAGTCCCTGACCCAGTGCTGCTGCCCCTGCCGCAGATCCGCGCAGAATTCCGCTTGTGTCTGCCCTCATCAACTCGGGCCGGACGGTGTCTCCTATTCTTGCCATTGTACTAGATCATTGAGTAGTTCACCCCAAGGTAACCGTTGGGCATCGTCACAACCGCTTCCGGTATGACCTCTTGCAATTCTTGCGCCATGACCCCGACCTGCTGGGTTGGTGATCCCAGGTAGCGGTATTGATAGATCCCAACCCCTGACGAATGGGTGCCTATGCGCTCAATGTCGGTTTTCAGTCGGTAATCGCTAGGTATCATTGCTGCTCCGACTGTCCCAAGTCCCTGCGCTATTCCGCCCCACATCGCCCCTTGTTTAGCCTGCTGCGCCCCGTAGATGTTGGATTGGAATTCCATGTCCTGCGCCCGTTGACCCATTGCCAGGTTCAGTCCGGTGTCGGGATTGAAGAGACTGGGAGTTCCCATCCTGGCCGCGCCCATTGCGCCGCTTGCCGTCTGGAAATTGTAGGGCATCGACTGGGCGGGTCTCCCGGTAATTGCCAGCATGGGATCTCCGGTGCCGGCGAGCATCTGGTAAAGATTCGCCCCTGCTCCCTGCGCTTCTTGCCGGTTCTGGCGCATGAATTCTTCCCTGCCCAGTGCCTCGGCAAACATTCCTGCGTTGTCCATGCCCCTGCCCCGGGCCGTGTACGCCTCTCTCGCACTCTGCTCTGCCATCCGCCTCTGCTGGGGGGTCACCCCTTGCGCCCGGGCGTAGAGGTCATCTGTGAGTCCCTGCTGCTGCTCCATGACGCGAGCACGTTCAGGATCTGCCGCACGGAGTGCCTCAATTGCTCTCGCCCCATACCGCTCAACGTCTTCAATGTCCGCGCCCCTCTGCGCACTGGCAGTCGTCGCACGCATCCGTTCCGTGTATGGCGCGGCTCGCTCAAAGAGTTGGAGCAGTCCCTCCTGCCCCCCGCCCCCGAAAAGTGCCATTTCCTGGCGAACGAGTTCATTCTGGACGTATTGCGGAGAGAATTCCCGTTCCGCAGCGACCAGTCGTTCTTGGAACTGCGGGTCAGTGATCCCTGCGCCTCCTTCCCAGTCGGTTCCAAAGAGAAATGCTCCCATCGACTGGTTAGGGTCGATGGGGTCCGGCATTTGGGGTGCTCTACTTTTTCCTCCCATGATTCTGCAATATTTTCACCAGTAGACGTTGGTCGTATTCTACAACGGTCGGTCCATCATCCCGTTCCCGGCATCCGTATAGCTTGCCCCGGATCACCTCCGGTTGTCTGTCGATGAGTTGAAGCGTCATTTGCCTGAGTGCCGACCCCTTTGCCCACAGGAAGGCGAGGAAGAAGCAGGTCCCCTTCGGATCGTCGTGCGTCCACTCCACGATGTCGTCCCATGTCCACTGCTCGTTGCACCTGTACCAAAGGAACAGACCGTCCACTTTCCCTTCCGACGTGTGGTAGATTAAAGTGTTCTTCAGGTAGTGATACGCAATAAGCGTCTTGATCACGTCCGGGGGGAAGTGCTCCAGGACGTATTTGTTTTCCTCGGTAGAGGTCGTGAATTCGTGAAGTTGGTTGAGCAACCATGAGGTCGAGGGAGGGAGATCACCTTCTTTCAACCACTTTGCAACGTGCCCTGCCTCCAGGGTCATTCAGGTTGCAAGGGTGCCGAATACGACAAAAGAGATCGCTCGGGTGGACACCTCTCCGTTAGACCAAGCAATTGTGAAGTCTGCCGCGTTACGAATATAGACGTATGGGGCATAAAAGGTAACACTGTCTCCCTCGCCCGTGGAGACAACCGTTAACTGGACGACGTAATTGCCCGAAGACATATTGTCTGTGATGAGGATCTGCCGCTTGTCGCTATCGTCAGTTCCTAGCGTGCAGTTGTAAGCACTGGAAAGAGCGGGAGTGGATGTGTCAAACGTGACCACTCCGTATGCCTTGGGGGATGCTGCCGGAATCGGGTGCTTAAACAGGGTGTCTATGCCTAGTCTCTTCAGATTGCCGGAATCACTCGTGTCCGAAAGCAGAATATCGTCAGCGTCGGCAGGGGCGGCAGTTAACTCAGCCTGCCCGGTGAGGACATCGTTAGAAAGGTGCTCCTCATCGATGCTGCCGTCCGTGTAGTGCTCTGACTTGATAGCGTTGTCGGCAATCTTGGTATCATCGATAGAGTCTGCTCCGATCTTTGCCCTTACGACTGCGGCATTGATAATTTTGACACTTGTGACGGAATCAGTTGCCAACTGGGTTGCCGTGATCCCTCCGCTCTTGACGATGATTGCCTCACTCGAAACAACAGTGGTCGAATCATCGACTGCGTTTGACGTGAATTTCAAATTCGTCTGGGCAAGGTTGAGCTTGGCATGGGTGACCTGCTCGTCCTCGGTGAATGTTTCGCCTGCTATGAATTGGTCTGCCATGATGCTAGGTTGTTGAGGTGGGTTTGTTGAAACTGCTCGTCGCCCGGATAGCTACGGCACGCAGTTCCGGTCTGCCTGCGGTTGGGGTCCAGTCGATCTGTGCGCTAAATCCCCGGGGATTACCCGTTCTTGCGCGAATTGATGCACCTTCTCCCTGCGCCAGGAAACTGCCAAGTCGGTCGGAAAGGGTTCCAAGGGTGACTGTCTCGTCAGGGTCTTCGGTTATGATCTTGAGAGTCCCTTCTGAAGCGTGTTCGGAATCACTAGCGATGTGGGCATCGACGTGGTTGAACCGCTTGCGCTCAAGAGTTGCGTGGGTGTATGCCCTGGTCCGCAACTGCGCAGGGATCTGAAATGTTGCGGCAGTTGAACTCCCTGCCGCTAAAGGAATGGAATCTTCTGCCGTTCCTGAATTCGTGATCTTAAAAACCCCACCGTCTTCCGTGACGGCATACAATTCATTGATCTTTCCTGATCTCGCAGGGATGAGGTCTACAACCCCCCAGTTGATGGCATTGGTTGTGTCGATACTTTCCCACCCGTTATTGAGGAAGTTGTAGACGAAGATCTCATTGTTGATCGTGCTATCCCCGGTGGGCACTGCGATCCAGTAGCGGTTGTCATGGTAGCAGGCGACTGCCTTGTCCGCGTAGGCAGAATTGATGCGCTTGATCTCTGCATTGATTGCCTCGGATAGCGGTTGATCAGTTCCGCGCAGGTTGAGCGCATCGACAAAACTGATCCCGTAGATTCCGTCGTCAGAGAGGAACAGGATCTGGTTTGCGTAGGTGACGATGCTTTTCCTGGCAACGCACCCAACCTCGTTGGTCAGCATATTCGTGCGGACATCGAGGAGACTGCCGGACACTCCCAGCATCTGGTGGATCGAGTTG